TCCATATACATTGGACACCACATTGAGTGTTATTAGAAACATTTATAGACTTCCAACTGCCGTTGGATCTTTAAGTGCATCTATGACAATTAATCCGACAGTATCTGCATCAGTTGATTTATCACCAATAACTAATAGTTATTCAATTTCTTCTGGAGAAATAACATTTTTTGCATTTAGCAATGTCGCATTCATTGCACCATATGCAACAGGATCAACATTAACAGTTACAGGATCACAGGTATCACCACTTCCTACACTATCATTTGTATCTGGTGCTACATTTACTGCAAAATTTAATTCTACTGCTGCAGATAATACCGCATTAAGTGTTATTTCACCTAATGGAAGTTTATATAACAGCGATCAAACTTATAGTTTTACAGTATCGGATCTTACTTTTGCTAGTGTACATATAACATCATCCTACCAAGGAAGTAGTTATTATACAAACAATGATAAATTGTTACAATCAATAGCAGAATCTACATCAACCACTTCAAATTTCTCAGGATCACTTGGAAATAGTGTAACAATCGTAAATTCCGATGGAAATTTGTCAGGAACAAATATTACACTAGTAAGTGGTAGTATTTATGCTTTAAGATCTTCAACTGGATGTGGAGCACAAATTTATCTTAAGGGTGTAATTAGTGGTTCATTTGGTAAGATTTCAGGAGAATTTAATGCCAACTGGACTACACCAGCAGATCCATGTAATCCAACCGCAGTAACTAATAAACCAAGAGTATTAGCAGTATTAGCAAATACTCAATATGGTACATTGGATAGTAGTTTCAATGCTCCAGGCTTTAGTGGTTCATCATTGATTCAAAAACCAACAACTGCTTCTCCTTATAGTGGTTCTACAAATCCAACATCATTGAGTGATTTCCAATTGGTATTAACTCAAAATGCATCTTTGATTGGATACTATGATTTCTCATTGAATCCAGCAGATTCAAATTACATTACAAATGTATTTGGAAATAATGCAACAGTAGGTAATCAAGACGATCAAGTCGCTGGTGCCAAGATTGAAGCAGCATATTTGTACAAGACATTTGAAGATTCAATTCAAAAAATAAATGATGAATTGAATACTGGAAATCCTGGTTGGAAAATATATGGTGCATATCTACCATCTAGTTCATTCGCAACTGGAGAAGTATTGAAGTTTACCGATCAATATTCAACAAACTTGAATGCAGGTGATTCTCAATATGGATTAACAAACGCATCAACACCTTGGATTCTTTCACAAGGAATTGCTCCTTGGAGTGGTAATGCAAATCCAGGTTCAGTAACAAAATATCAATTGTTTAAAGCACACACTTTAAGTGATGGTACAAATACAAATAAACAATATAAGATTGAAATCAGCAATGTTAAATTGGCTGGTACAGTCGCCGGAAGTGACTGGGGTTCATTCACACTCGCAGTAAGAGCTTATAGTGATACTGATAAGAAGCCTAAGTATTTGGAAATCTTCCAAAACTTGAATCTAGATCCAAATTCTTCAAACTTTGTTGCTCGTAGAATTGGTGATAGATACAATTTCATTACTTATGCTGGTAAGATCATTGAATTCGGTACTTATACAAACTTGAGTAAGTATATCAGAATTGAAATGAATACTGTTCCATATCCAGTATCTTCAGTTCCATATGGTAACGAAGCTTATGTTACTCCACTTGGAGGTACAATCGGAAATTATGTTTCAGTAGTACAATACAGTAAAGCAAGTATTTATGGATTGGCTCCTGGTAAATATCCATCCGGTACAGTAATGAGTGATATTCCACTTGGTGCTGATGCAGAATTGACTGCTCTATATCCAACAAGTTCAGTAAATGCTGGTGTAAAGATTGATACTGAACAATATTTTGCTCCTCTACCATTTGGTGCTACTGTAGGATACAATATCGCATTTGATTTGGAATCAACAAGTTCAACTTACATGGGAACTGGTTCATTACTTGCTGCTTCATTGAGTGGTAGTATCCCATCAACATATGATGCAACTAACGAAGCTACATATGTTAAGATGCGTAAGTTCGTAGTAGGTTTCCAAGGTGGATTTGATGGACAATCTCCAGCAATTCCAATTAATGTTGGATCTGATATTATCGCAGGTAATACTCAAGGTTTGAATTGTACAAATATCAATAGTGCAGGTTCAATCGCTTACAAACAATGTGTAGGCGCTCTTGGAAATGCTGATGAATTTGACATCAATTTGATCGTAACACCTGGTATTTTCCACGAACAACATAGTTATGTTACTGACTTGGTAACAGATATGTGTGAAGCCCGTGGTGATACTTTCTACATCATGGATAACATCGTATTCCCATCAAGTAATCAAACAGTAGGATTGATTGATGCAGCAGTAAACGATGTATCTACAATTGATAGCAGTTATGTTTCTACATATTATCCTTGGGTTAAGATTCTAGATACAAACTTGAACAAGATTGTAAGTGTACCTCCTTCAGTAGTAATGCCATCAGTTTATGCTGCTAATGACAATGCTGCTGCTGAATGGTTCGCTCCAGCTGGTTTAAATCGTGGTGGAATCGCACAAGCAGTTCAAGTTCTAGACAGAACAACTCACAGTGAAAGAGATACACTGTATGAAGGTCGTGTAAATCCAATCGCAGCATTCCCTGGTCAAGGTATCTGTGTATGGGGTCAAAAGACACTTCAAATTCAACCAAGTGCTCTTGACAGAGTAAATGTTCGCAGATTGTTAATCGCACTTAAGAAGTTTATTGCAAGTAGCAGTAAGTTCTTGGTATTCGAACAAAATGTAGCTGCTACAAGAAATCGTTTCTTGAGTATCGTAAATCCATATTTGGAATCAGTACAACAACGCAGTGGATTGTACGCTTTCCAAGTTGTAATGGATGATACAAACAATACTCCTGACTTGGTTGATAGAAATATCCTATACGGACAAATCTATCTACAACCAACAAAGACTGCTGAATTCATCGTACTTGACTTCAACATTCTACCAACAGGCGCAACCTTCCCTAATGGTTAAACAACGCTAAACAACGAACCCCACTTAGAAATAAGTGGGGTTTTTTCTTTGTTAAATCTATTTATATTATACGATGATTAAGCTAACTGACTTATTATTAGAAGCACAATTGCCTTCTAGTGAACAAGACATGGATTTTTATGCTAAAAAGTATAAGAAAACAATCGACTATTTAAGAGAAAAGAATAAAGTATTGTTATTGACAACCAGTAATAGATGGTCACAACATAAAGAAGATGTACCAAAAAGTAATCAACTAGCCTCTAAAATCCAAGATTTATTGGGTAAAGAAAAAGTAACGTTGATTGATACAACCAAACTTAATATATTTCCATGTGAAGGAAATGTTAGTAGTAATAGAGAATTTGGTGGTAATCATTGTGGAACATCAAATGCTTTATTAAAAGATAAAGAAAAGAATCCAAGTGGATATCATCGTTGTTGGGCAAGTATAAATGAAAAAAATGATGAATTGTGGAAGGTAAGTAAAGAACTTTTTGAAAGTGACACTGTTCTATTTTTTGCTAGTATTAGATGGGGACAAGCTAATGGTTACTATCAAAAATTGATTGAAAGATTGACTTGGATAGAAAATAGACACAGTAATTTGGGAGAAAAAAACATTGTAAAAGACATTGATGCAGGATTTATTGCTACTGGTCAAAATTGGAACGGTAAAGATGTAACACAAACACAAAAAGAAGTACTTCAATTTTTCGGATTCAAAACACCAAATGAATTATTTTGGAATTGGCAATTTACCGATAATACTCTCGACGAAACTAATCGTTCATACAACAAAGCAATTACTGTATTTGATAAAACATTTTTAAAACCATATGATAAAGCTGAATAATTTAGAACATTTTTTGGTATCTAATATATTACTTAACGAAGCTGCCCGTATAGACCATGCAGAAGATTTGATATTCTGGGAAGGTTCTAAGGGAGCAATCCGCTCCATTAAAAGTTTTATTGAATTGGAAAAGGACGGATATAAAAATGTTACGATGAAGTGGGATGGTTCTCCAGCAGTTGTTTTTGGAAGAAATGATGAAGGTAAATTTGTATTAACCGATAAAAGTGGATTTGTTGCCAAAGGTTATAACGGTAGACCAACTACACCAGAAGAATTGGAACAAATGTTTTTAGGTAGAGGTAAAAGCGTAAAAACAGAAGAATATAGATTGTTCGTTCAAAATATGAAAAGTACATTTTCTATATTTGAATCAGCGGTTCCAACTACATTTAGAGGTTATTTCAAAGGAGATTTACTATATTTTAGTACACCATTAATTGAAAATGGAAGATATGTTTTTAAACCAAATATCGTAACATATGCAGTAGATGTTAATTCTGAATTGGGAAGAAGAATTGCACAAAGTAAAGCTGCCGTTGTTGTACATAGAGAAGTGGATAGTTTCGGAAATGAAACTGCGATTACAAATTATAATGTATTTCAAGGTAAACAATTGTTAGTAATACCACCAATATCTGTAAAT